AGGTCAACTTGTTTAAGGGGGCAAGTAGGAGCAGTTGCGGTTATTAATAATCGGATTATTGCTACAGGTTATAATGGTTCCCCGTCTGGCCATGAGCATTGCTCTCCTAAGAATGGGTGTAATGTTGATGAGGGATCTTGTCCCAACAGTATTCATGCAGAAGCCAATTTAATTGCCTTTGCTGCAAGGTCTGGAGTTGCTTTAGAGGGTGCTACTTTATATTGCACACATGAACCATGTAAAAAATGTGCTCAGTTAATCGTTCAAGCGGGATTTGTTAAAGTGATGTACAGTGAATGTTATGCAAATCACCTGGGTTCTGAGTTATTAATCAGAAGTAATATCACTATTACTAAAAGGGTTTAGATGAAGAGTGATTTATTTATTGTTTCGAAAAGATCTCAGATAAAAAAGCTTATCCGATATTGTAAGCAAACAGGATATTGTTGTTTTGACTTTGAAACTACAGGTACAGAATATTACAAAGAGTCTCAATACCCAACAGCTTTATCCGTCAGCTTTCAACCAGGGGGTTCTTGGGTTATTCCTTTGGGTCATAAAGACAGTCCTTTTAAGGATAATTTTGAAGAGGTGTTTCGATGGTTCGGAAAGGCTGTATTGGAAAATAAGCAAATTACTAAAATTGCTTGGAATATCCAATTCGAATTAGAATGGTGTTTTAAGTATGGGGTATTTCCTGAAGGTAGGTTATTTGATGCCATGTTAGCTAAATATTTACTGGATGAAACTAGACCCAATGATTTAAAATCTATGGTTACTAGGTTCTTTCCTGAATTCTCTCAATATGAGGATGAAATAGAAAATCTGGTTAAAAAATATGGATGGGCAGATGTACCTTTGGAGGCCCTTTGTAAATATGCAGGATTAGATTCTGATCTAGAATTCCGATTATATTTATTATTTGAGGATCGCCTGATTAAAAAAGGGTTTTATAAACTCTTCCGCAACCTATTAATGATGGGTGCCCGGGTTTTGGCAGAAAGTAGTTACCGAGGATTTTATATCAATGTTAAACGGTTATATGAAGTCCAGGGTATTTATAAAAAGAAGATAATTGATTGTGAAAAAGCTTTAAGATATCATAAGATATTTAATCGATATGAGAAACTGCGATTAAAAGAGGTAAAAAAAGATTATATTAAAGCCTTAAAATCAGAGATCAAACAACTCAAAAAGGAAGGAGAGGATAGAAAAATTGCTAACCGTAGGCAAAAGATTACTAATTTTATGACAGAAGCCAACTTAACTCAAAAGGAAGTAAAAATGTTGGCTCCTTTTAATTTTGGTAGTCCTGCTCAATTAAAAGATTTACTTTTTCACTCACCCAATGGATTTAAGTTTGCCATTGTTAAATATACCACCGATAAATATAACCAAGAAACAGATAACCCCTCTACTGATGAGGATGTGTTAAATGAATTAAAGAAAAAAGATAAAACAGGGTTTATTGATTTGTTATTGGAATATCGCGGGTTATTACATATTCGAAATAACTTTATTGACGGGTTCTTAGAGAAACAATATCAGAATAAACTTCATCCAAGTTATTTATTACATGGTACTGTTAGTGGTAGATTATCTAGCCGTAATCCCAATGCACAACAGGTACCTCGTATTACAACAAATAAATATATAAAACCTTTATTTGTTCCTTCACCCGGTAAGGTATTAATGCAAGTGGATTATTCTCAAGCCGAGCTAAGAGTATTAGCAGCAATGGCTCAAGAGAAAGAGATGCTTAGATGGTTTAAAGAAGGAAGAGATATTCATCTGGCAACGGCAGTAAAAAAATACCGAGAAGATTACGATAAGATTTATAAAATCTATAAGAATGATAAACACCCAGATAATGTACTATGGGGTAAAAGGAGAAAACAGGCAAAGACGATTAACTTCGGCATTGTTTACGGTCAGGGTGCAGTACATTTATCTGAGTCTCTTTCGACAGATGATTATAGAGTTTCTAAAGATGAAGCCCAAAAATTCTTAGATTCATTTTTTAGAGACTTCCCTAATATCAGGAAATTTATTAAAAGGCAACATAAATTAGCCCAGAAGAATAAATTTGTTACTTCACCTTTTGGACGCAAGAGAAGGTTACCTGAAATTGATTCACCAAATTGGGGTAAAAAGGCAGAAGCACAAAGACAATCAGTTAATGCAATTGTACAGGGCACGGCTTCTGATTATACTTTGTTTGCTTCTATTCTAATATGGGAATCTGTTAGAAATGGATCACTTCCTTTAGGGTTAAATCAATTAGCCACGGTTCATGATTCAATTATCTATGAACTTTATCCCGAAGATGTTCATAAAGTAGTCCCCATTATTAATGATATTTGTGAAAACCCCGAAACTGAAAGGTGGTTTAATTTTAGTTTGAAGGGAATTACAATGGCAGTTGACTTTGAGGTGGGGTCTAATTGGGGAGAACTTAAAGATTATCAGAGGGATATAGATTATACAACCCTAGTTAATTCGGATACTATTTATAATTAAATATTGACTATGAAGAAGTTAACCAAATATGCTCAAAAATCCAAGTTAATGGATATCTCCATTAAATTAGGTGATGAGTCATTTCGTTTTAATTTGTATGAAGAATTGATAGTGAATGAAAACATTATCAATAAGGAGATCGAATCACACTCTACAATTGCAGGGTTTTTAAGTACCTTGTATATTAAACTTGATCGTAGGAGGGCTGACCTAGAAGTGGAAATGGAAAGGATATACCATAGGCTTTTTGTTAAGGCAAAAGGTGAAATTACAAATAGCGGTAGACCACCTTCTGATGATTTAGCAAAGTCAATGGTTATTGCTAATAAAAAATACCAGTTAATACAAGCTCGCTTTTTAGATGCAAAAGAACATGCCCAGATATTAAAGGCTTGTGTTAATCGTTTTGAAGAAAGAGCTTATTTAATCCAAACCTTAAGTGCTAATATTCGTAAATCCAATTAAGTATGACAAAATCTAAATCTTCTTTGAGAGAAAGACTCGCAAAGAAAAAGAAAGAAATTAAAGAAAGAGGTTCCGGTAGTAGGGGCATTATCTTTCAAAAAGAAGGAACCATTAGAGCCCGATTATTATCTACGGGTGATGATAATGAGTTTGTTTTTGAAATTACCCAATTTTACTTGGGACCTGAGGTAAAAGGAGTTATATCCCCTGCTTCTCTCGGTGAACCTTGTGCAATTATGGAAAGGTATGAGGAGTTAAGGGAATCCGATGATCCGGATGATAAGGATCTTGCTAAAAGCTTTTCTCCTCGTAAAAGGTATCTTGCCCCCGTTGCAGTTTATAGTGATCTAAAAGGTAAAAAATTAGATCAAGATAACTCCGGAAAATTGATCATGATCACCAATGCCCAATACGAAAAAATCATTGATTTGTATTTGGATAATGATGAATGGGGTGATATGACTCAAACAGATGAAAACGGATATGATTTGAAGTTTATTCGTTCCGGTACAGGTCAATTTGATACTGAATATGATATCCAACCTTGTAAGAATAGCCCGGCTCCAAAGGGTTATAAAAAGGATGTTGACCTGGAGGAAATGGTTAGGGAAGTTATTCCCACTTATGAGGAAACGGTAGAGGCAATCAATACTTTCCTCCATGGGGCTTCAGATGACGAGGAAGAAAAACCTAAGAAGAAGAAAAAGAAGAAAAAGAAAAAGTCCAAGGATATTTAGCAGTAAGGTTGGACTTTAAAGGGTCCCGATAGTCCCTTTCGGGGCCCTTTTTTTAATTTTTACTTATATGCCGAAAAAGCAAAACAACTCACTTAAAGTACCCTCACTAAGTAAAATCAGAGGACAATATAACTCTGGTTTAGCTAGTGACATTGCACTCCCACCTAATAAACAATTATGGCTACCTTCACGGAGTCTTATGCTTAATTATGTTTTAGGTGGTGGAATTCCTTATGGAAGATGTGTGGAAATCTTTGGGATGGAATCATCCGGTAAAACCCTTATTGCTCAAGATTTTGGGTATGTAGCCCAAAAAGCAGGAGGGGTAATTTTATGGAATGATGCCGAGCAAAGTTTTACACCTTCCTGGGCAGAGCAGAATGGGTTGGATATGGATAAAATAGAGTTATTTAATGAAGTAGCCGTAGAACCTTTATCAGATTGGTTTTTGGATATGGCTCTTTATTATCGCTCTATATTAACCAATAACGAACCTATATTATTTATCCAGGATAGCATGGCTGCCCTGGATTGTGAAGCCAATATCAATGCCCGTCAGATGGATGCTAAAGCCGAAATGGGTAATAGGGCAAAGTCCATTTATAAAATGTTACGGATTCGTAATAAATTAATGTCTGAGTTAGGAATTATCTCCATTTTCATTAACCAAATCCGTAGCAAGGTGGGTGCTTCACAATTTGAAGATCCTGATACAACCCCCGGCGGACATGCTATGAAATTTTATGCCGCTCAACGAATAGGGGTTTATGGGGGTAAACAGGTTAAAGAAAAAATCAGAAAGAAAGAGGAAAGGGTAGGGATTGAAACTTCTATTAGGTTAAAGAAAAATAAAGTTGCCCCGCCAAGACCCACTTTTAAAACGAAAATCTATTTTAACCCTGATTACCATAAACCTGTGGGAATTGATAGGTATATTGGATTACCGGAAGTATTCCTTAAAACTGGGGTACTAACAAGGGGAAAAGGAAGTTCTCCCTATAAGATGGGGGATAAAGTTATAGCTAAATCAGAAAATGATTTGATCGATTTAATCAATGAGGATAAGAAA